GCCCATGCGACTGTCATCGTCGGTTTCTCTCACAAACCCCACATACATTTTTGTCAATAAGGGACTGCGACCTGCTGGCTCTAGACTGTATTCAGCAGGGGTTGTGCTTGTGCGACTTAGTAGAGTCATTCTTGTGCCTCGGATCTATTTGCATTAAGTGCATCTTGAGTACGACGAGCTTGTATTTGTTGTTGTGCCAAGGGACTTACGCTCGTACAGCCGGAGTTGCAGCCGACCCAATAGCTCGCAACTGTTGATTTGTGTCTGCTTCTTTCAGGTATTTGTCCATTATTGTGTTACCAGTAAAGCTGAATGTATCTTTGAAACTTTTCAAAACTTGTGTAAACTTGCCATTGCTAAAAGTGTTTTTTACTTCAATAACACTGTAAAATCCATCTACAAACTGATTGTTGGAGGTGAACTCCATGAAGCCTGTTTTTTCGTTTGGAGCTTGTCCACTGCGAAAGGACAGATAGAATAGATTGTCACCACTTGTATATTCCGCATAATCATTGGAAAGTTTGGATAAGTTGTTGGGAACACTGGCATTAACATCAATATTGCTATGCCCTAACCAAAATGGATCTCCTCGAATTTCCAATTCAATGTTTATCATTTCTTTATTAACACTGTCTAAGTTGCCTATGACAGATCCAAACAAAGTATTGCTACGAGCATAGTTAATTTTGTTAGTGGCATTTCCTGGAGTTTGACGGCTGGCTGCTCCTTGATTGAAATCTGCAGTACACGCATCTTGATCGGGTCTTACTGTGTTTATATAGGGTGGCTGATCGGGTATGTCTTTTACATCCTGATCTTCAGCAAATAAGTCCCGCTGTCCTTGTTTTACAGCCTGCCTATATCTGCTCTCAAAATCTGCTTCTTGTGCCAGTCGCTGTTGTGCTAGCGGATTGTTACTGACTATTCCCGCAGAACCTTGTTGATAAAAATCGACAAAATCTCTGCGACTTGCAACTACCTCTGATCTTGCCTGTTCCAGTTGCAGCCGACGACTTGCCAATCTTTCCTCTGCGGCGGTATCTGTTTGCGCTCGTAAATCTTGTATTTCAAAATACAACGCTTGCTGCTTTAATCGCAGTTGAGGATCTTCTCCACGCCTATTTGCTGACATATTTTCTAACTCCTGACTGGCGTTGTCAATGGCGGAGTTTATTCGGGTTCTATCTCTTTTGGCTTTTTCCAGATCCTGTTCTGCTTGCAAGACATCTTTTTGTAAATCTTCATATTTCTTTTTGGCAGTGCGATATCTACCTTGTCGCTGTTGCCATGCACTGCTGGCCTCGTTGCTAACAGGCCCTTGTGTTTGATTGCTGATTATGTTTGTGCCACTGAAAGGCACAGTGGCGATAACATAGAAGTTGTTGACTTTGAACTCAAATTTGATAATATCTAGATTCTGGCCTGTGTAGATCCACTCGTATTTCTTGCGAATTCTATTTGCAGTAAACAAAAATCTCAACTTGTCTTGCTGCACATTTTTCTTTTCCACTGTGCGAATAGTGGATATGTCTTCTCCACGAACTCTAACTTCATAATAGGGTACTAGTGAATATGTAATACGCTTGACATAATCTTTTGCAAGAGTGTCATAACCAACATGTTCGACTTTGGCGTGTATTTTCACATTTCTCACAAGACCGTGACTCAGGGTGCCTATGCTGTTGTTTTGTCCTTCACTTCCCTGACTCCAGCGTTGAAATTCCTCAGTTAAACTTAATATTCTATATACCATGTTACTGAAATCTACCCCGGGATTCGCATAGACGGTAACTGTGGATCCCTCGGCTTTAATATTCATGTTCAAGCTACGAGCATCATCGGACAAGCGGTTTGTGTTTATGGCCCAGTTTTTCATTTCTGGAGGGAAGTTAATTCTATACTCTTCCAAAGGTGCCGTGCCCATAGCCGTATCGATAGCATTGTTGTTAAGTGCTTGTTCAAAATTCTTTAACATATCTCCTACGTTTTTGGCGCTGACACTGATATTTTTTTGAGCCAAAGTAAGCTGATTTGTAAAGGCAGTCATGCCATCAAACAAACCTTTGATGTCGTAGTTTCCTCCACCTTCATTTCCGTTGAAATCAATATTGGTAATGCTTACACGAAACACCTGATGGAACAAGGCCTGTGCCACAGGGCTACCATCTGCATTGTATCCAGTGAACCACAATTGTATGAAATACTTGCCACGCTGCCAGTTAATCACGCCAATTTCTCTGCTGGCTGTAGATAAGCGATCAGGCAAGCTGAAACCATAGGGTTCGGTTATCTTCATGGTCCAACTAACGCTGGGCATGTTGCGGGTTTCTTTTGTTGTGCCTGTGAGATTTCTGTATGTAAACTCACTGATATTAAAACCCACTGTGACGCCACTTTCGGCAGTTACAACTTTTGGAATCTTATCAATACGACTTTTGTCAGTTGTTTCCAGGATCTCTTCTGCAAGACTGTCACTGGTCATCCAAAACTTAATGTGATAAGTGTAGTTTGCATATTGATCTAGAGGATTGGTTGTGACTTTTTGTTTTATCAAAGCTTGGAAATCAAAAGTCTGGGGGCCTATCCCTACTGCCCTTAAGGGCCCTTCCTGAAAGGCATCTGCATTGTTTATTATGGACTGTTGCTCAAACCGTCTGCCAGATCCCATGTCTATACCAGCTGCACGCATGGCTTGCATGCCGGGTAAATCAGCATCTTGCAGAGCTTGCAAAGCACGTTTGCGAGCCAGTTCCTGTTCCAAAGCCACGGCATTGATTGCTCCGGATTCAGCATCTCCTGCAGGATCTCCTGCTAGAACACCTTCTCGCCCAATACGGGTTATAGCGTTGGTTAAAGCGTCGGGATTAGTGGGATTTTCCACCATCCTGCCAGTGTTTACAGGTGTACCAGATGCCTCGGCTCTACTTTGTGCACGTTGTTGTTGAGCCTGAATGGGTTTTTGTTTACCTATAAGCCAATCAGTTAACAACCCCATTATAGCAATCCTGAAATACTGTTGTTACTGGGCACAACCAGCTGTATGCCAGGAACCATGTCATATATGGGATCTTGAAGCACATCACTATTGTAAACAGCAAATATCCACCACAACTTGGCCGTACCATATGCGTCAAAACTTAAAAGATCTGGTCTATGCCGATATTTTGCAGGCAATATGATCAGGCTATCATCACTACTGGACCCCAACAGAGGCGGTTGCCAGTAATCCAAGTATGTAACATACTGATTTTGTTGTGCAGTATTATAATAGGGACTGCGCTTGTTATAAAGACTCTTTTGTATCATATCCAACCTGCTTGAGCTGTGCCACGTATGTAATCACCAGAACGAAATTCATCTATACTCCAGGTGCGTAGGCGCTTGGGTGTGTGCTGCACCGTAAGTGATACTGTGATATCAAAAAGTGCAGGAACTCGGGTAGTCCATTCTTTTGGCAAAGTGCCCTGACTTACAGCAGCAGGAACAGTGACATAATCGGGTTCGTTGGGTAATGTGATACTGAAATTGGTGACAACAACTGGCAGACTTTTAAACATACCACCACCATGAGCATCAAAGTAAAGCACAGGCGGCGGTGTGCCGGGCTGAGGATTTTGGCTGGAACCAAAACTCATTTTAGTTACCAAACGTAGAAAATGTATGCAAGCCAAATTATACAGTGCTTCGCGTTGTGTTTGACTGCTAAAAGCACCAGCCACTGTTAGTTTGGTTGCTGGCGTCCTTGTATAAGCCATCATTTCCTGATTGGTATGTACTGACCCCATGCTCTCATATGTAACATCTTGGCTGTATGTAATAGTGGGAGTATAGGGCCAAATCATGCCTCCATAGTTTTGCAAGTTCATCCAGGGATTATCTGCATATAAAAGGTTATATGCATACACATTGGGTTTAGCACGCAATCTTGCCCTCAAATCTATTTCACTAGGAGCTTGCCCAAGTGCTGCGTTGTTTTGGTTTCCGCTCATTTCTTTGTCAGGGTTTAAACCTGCCAAAGCAGCTTGTTGCGCCAACAAAGCAGCTGAAGTTGCTGCGGCAGCCTCGGCGCCCGCACCACGATCACTAAACTGACGTGCGACCCGTCGGTCATCCAGCTGGCTATCAAAACGCTCACGCAGGGCTCCAGAAAAATCCAAACGATCACGAAGTCTTTCGTATGCACTGGGGGCAGCAGGTGCTATGTCCGGGACTACCGAAGGTCCTACAATGTCAACCATAAATAAAAACTCCAGGTTTTATTATATTTATTGCAGAAAAATCAGGATTTTGACCACAACCCCGACCGGTTGTATAATCTAGTTGATTTTGGAGACTTATATTGACTATAACCGCTGCAATTAAAATCAAATACTTAACCAATCGTGAACTGTTAGAACAAATACACGCGAGCAAAAATACCTATTGCAGCTACTTGGAAAATATTTACAGTAACTTTGATATTATCACACACGATCTAAATCTCATAAGCCCGGAAACTCTTCAACAAGCAAAAATCAAAAAAGCCGAGATACAAACTCAGCGGTTGCGAAAAGAAGCACAAAGTCGTGGTGAAAAAAATCCCATTTGTAAAATTGATCCTGAAAGTCTGGATATAGAACAAGTTGTGGTTAGGTTGATGACATATGATCACATTCCGCCACATCCTGTAAAACACACCACAGGCAAAACCACAGCGGAACGCCATGTTAAAATCAACTTTCCTGCTTTCCAGCATTATGTTTACATAAATGACACTTGGTTGTGCGTGGGAAAAAGTCACTGGCGAGGTGGTTTACAAAATGGTGAGTTTTGTAACAACCACGGATTCATTACTCCCAAGCTTGCCATGATGTTTATGAAACTAGTGGAAAAATATAGCAAAAAAGGCAACTGGAGAGGGTATTGTGTTGATGATCAAACTCAGGCTCTAACACAACGTGGTTGGCTAAAACACAATGAACTAACTAATCAAGATTTGGTTCTGAGTTATTCAGATAACTGTTGTGTTTGGACGCCGGTTATTGATGTTGTCAAAAAAGATTACACAGGACCGGTATTCAAACTAAATCATGCTTTAATCGACAGTGTAATCACACCAGGTCACAAGCTGGTTACTGATAGAGGATTGATAGCTGTGGAAAATTTAAAACCTCATGATGAAATATTTGTACAAGCTCCAGCACTGGACGTTGATTGTTTGGAACAAGACATTATGTCTGTAAAAGCTCAAGACATAGATTTCCAGGGGGATTGGAAAAAACCCAATCTGCTCTATTCTGGGTTAGTGTGGTGTCCTAAAACATTACTGGGATCATGGGTGGCTCGCCGCAACGGCAAAATCTTCCTTACTGGCAATACATATAATGAAGAAATGCAGGGACAAGCCCTGTTGCAGCTAAGCCAGATTGGACTTCAGTTTGATGAAAGTCGCAGTGAAAACCCCTTTGCATATTATACCAGTGCTGTCCAGAACTCTTTTACTCGCATACTAAACACAGAAAAAAGAAACCAAAACATTCGTGATGACTTGTTAATCATGCATGGATCTACTCCCAGCTACACAAGACAAACAGAAAACGAAATATCCCAAAAAACTGCTGAATAACTCTAGTAGTAGTTTGATTATCCCTGCTGTCTAAGCTACTATCAGTAGCTATGACAAATCGCACCCCTAATCTTGACACCATTGCAGCTTTTACAGATCTGCATTTTGGAATGAAAAACAACAGTCGCGAGCATAACATGCAATGCGAACAGTTTCTGTTGTGGTTTATAGAACAAGCTCAAAAACAAGGTTGTAAAACATGTGTTTTTCTAGGAGACTGGCATCATGTTCGCAGTGCCATTAATATTTCCACGCTGAACTACAGTGTGGCTGGTTTGCGCTTGCTTAGTGCTGCCTTTGATGATGTATTTTTTATAATTGGCAATCATGATTTGTATTTTCGAGACAAATTGGAAATACACAGCATCCCTTATATTCAAGAGTTTGACAATATTCACTTGATTGATAAAATCACCACAGTGGGAGACCATACGTTCGTGCCCTGGTTAGTTGGTGATGAGTGGAAAAAAGTCACTGAGATTTCCACTCCTTATATTTGGGGACATTTTGAGCTTCCCAGATTTAAAATGAATGCCATGGTGGAAATGCCTGACCACGGACAACTAAATGGTGGTCATTTCCGCAAACAGAAATATGTCTTTAGTGGACATTTTCACAAACGGCAAATACAAGGCAATGTGCATTATATTGGCAATGCTTTTCCTCACAATTACAGTGACGTTTGGGACGATGATCGCGGCATGATGTTTTGGCAAAAAAATCAAGAGCCCAGATATCAAACTTGGCCGCAGGCTCCTAGATATCGAGTGTTGTCACTAGAGGATCTCCTGTATGATCCTGCCAAGTATTTAAAACCTGAAAATCATGTCAGGGTACAAATACCCCGAGACTTTGATTATCTGGACATGACGTTTTTAAGAGATGTATTGCAAGCATCATGGCCCACCAGTGAACTGGCATTTCAAACTGCTGCAAGTGATGAAGTTTCTCAGCTACAAGATGAAGAAATAGACTTTCAAAGCGTTGACACTATTGTGATAAGTCACTTAAACAGTATTGAAAGCAAGACCATTGACTGTAAAAAACTAGTGGAAATTTATCAGAGTCTGTAATGCTGAAATATCACAATGTGGAAATCAAAAACTTTCTCAGTGTGGGGTCAGTGCCCCAAACTGTGGATTTAACTCGCAGTGGCTTTACTCTGGTGCTTGGTGAGAATTTGGACATGGGAGGACAGGGCAATCGCAACGGCGTTGGTAAAACCACCCTGTTAAATGCCATTAGCTATGCACTGTATGGTCAAGCTCTAAGCAATATTAAAAAAGACAACTTGGTAAATCGCATCAACAGCAAAAACATGAGTGTGAGTCTGGAGTTCAGTCGCGATGGTCAAACATATCGCATTGAACGTGGACGCCGGCCTGCCTTCTTTAGGTTTATTGTAAATGACAACGTGGTAAACGCTCCTGATACTGATGAGGCACAGGGTGAAAACCGCGAAACACAAAAACAAGTGGAAGCCGTGCTGGGCATGAGTCATACCATGTTCTGTAATGTAGTAGCCTTGAATACTTACACACTGCCATTTTTAAGCCAGGGTGCTGGAAAACAACGGGAAATAATCGAAGAACTCCTGATGATTACCATGCTCAGCACCAAAGCTGAAACACTGAAAGAACGGATTAGAGAAACCCGAATACAACAAGATCAAGAAGATCTACGTATTAAAACTCTGGAAGCCAGCAACGAAAAAATACTTCGCACACTGGCTGATCTCAATACTCGCAGTGAAAAATGGCAAACTCAACATCAGGAAAAGATTCAAGACATACAAGCTGCCCTGGCCAGCATGAGTCAGTTGGACATTGAACTGGAGATTCAAGCACACAGAGATCTTCAAGATCTTGCCAAACTTCAATCAGCTAGATCTGAACAACAGCGATTGCTAACTGGCAAAAATCGTTTGCTCAGCAACCTGCAATCTCAACTTGACAGGGCTCTGGCCAGTTATCAACAAGCACAACAGGCTCAATGCCCCATGTGCCAACAGGGGTTAAGCGATCACAATCACCAAAACATTTTAAATAATCTTGAACAGCAACTTCTGCAACTGGATGAACAACTACAGCCTGTAACACAGGAGATTGCACAACATCAAGCTTATATTTCAGAAATACAGCAGGCTGAACAGGCTTTTGTGATTCCAGAAACTTTATATAGCAATCTGGAACAAGCACTCAGTCACCTCAACAGCATGGAAAACCTCCAACAGGAACTCTGTCGTCTGCAACAGGAAACCAACCCCTATCTGGATCAACAAGACAGTTTAACAGCTACATTACAGCCGGTTAATCACAACATTCTCAATCAGCTCAACAGTCAGCGCGAGCATCAGGAGTTTTTGCTCAAGTTACTTGTTAGCAAAGACAGTTTTATCAGAAAAAAGATTATTGATCAAAATCTTGCCTATTTGAACACACGACTGGATGACTATCTCAGTCGAGTGGGGTTGCCACATCAAGTGAAGTTTCAAAACGATCTTGGTGTGGAAATCACTCACCTTGGCACCGAGATGGATTTTGACCAACTTAGTAGAGGTGAACGCACTCGTTTAATACTCAGCCTTAGCTGGAGCTTTCGTGATATCTGGGAAAACAACAACCAAGCTATCAACTTGATTTTTGTTGATGAACTGCTGGATCAGGGTCTAGATCAACAAGGCTTGGAAAAAAGCGTGGAAATACTCAAAACTCACAGCCGTGACAGAAATAAAAATGTTTTCCTGGTAAGTCACAGAGAAGAACTTGTTACACGAGTGTCCAATGTTTTAACAGTTATCAAAGAGGACAACTTCAGCCGATTTGACTGGGGTTATGAGCCCTGAGTTTTTGCTATTTCCGCAATAACATCTCGGTTGTTCTCAAACAATGACTGAAATTCTGTTATTACATAACGGTTGTAACAGGCGTGATTTTCCACATGCAGGCGCGGCAGCCATTTTTTATCAAACACTGCAAAGCTGCCCTGCCTGTTGATTCTGAAAACAACCACACTGAAATCTGTTGCTGTTATATTTTCTTCCAGTTGTTTTATCCAGCCATCTAGGAGGGGTATCTTTTCATTTTTAACCAGTTTGTGAAAAGGAAACTCACTGTAAAACTTACTTTCAATAACCAATCCTCTCATGTGGCTGGGAGGAATAATATCAGCCCGGAAGCTGGCTATTTGGCCAGAATCCATGAGTTGTTGTCTGTGATTGTTGGCACCTCCCAAGAACGCACCGCTGTTGGGAACCCTTATAAATTTAGCCTGGTATAACTCAGTTAGAAAACTGGCAATCATACGTTCGCCTGTGTTACCTTTATTTTTACCTGCACTGGGCATTTTTTTCACCTAAACATTGTCATGTGTGTTGACAAACTATTCAGAACATACAATAATGACTACAGGAATAGCAATAATCATGAGTCATTCAGCATATAATCGCAGCAACACTTGGCAAAAAACTTTTGAACTTTCAGTTTCAGCGGGCCAAGCACGTACACTTACGCATTTTATCAAGAACGAGTTGGCTTACTATCAAGTGTTGAGCCAAATGCTGGGAACACGCATGCGTGCGTTTCCTGAAGATTTTGTGCATGTGTCTAATAATCAAAGACAACTTTGGTTGTTTGCCGCACAGTTCAGTGTGAACAGCCACAAGCTCAAAGCTCAGCCACGTGCAACTTGGCCCGAACAAATTGCCGGTTGTTGGCATGTGGCATTTGATAACAAAAACAACTGGATCATGAGTTCCGGGATGGAAAGTGTCATGAACATTTTGGCAACCACCTGCCATTTACATCCTGATGTTCGTCGCAACATGGCAGAAGAAATACTAAATCAAATCTGTCACCAGGCGGACATTCTTCATGCTGCGCAAAAAACCGAAGAACTCAGAACTCCTGTGCAAACGCTGCCGCAGCATGAATGGACCAGCAAGCGCCATGTGCAAATCCCACGCAGTTTGGTGAAAGTTACCTACAATGCCCTGGAAAATAGATCGGAAATAACCATTCCCTATTGCCGCGAACCCCTGCTTTTGACAGAACAAAACATTCAAGAGTCACGTTGGGACATTTTGGTTGTCAGTCAAATAGATCCTGATCTCACACAAAATGAAAATCTACAAATCTCTTTGAGAACCACTCGAGACAGATATCTAATCAAATACCGAGACGTAAATAAAAAAATTCCCTGGGAGCAATCCAGAAAGATTGCTCCTGGTAGACAATAACCTTACAGGCACCCACCAGGCACATTATTAGATAAACAAGTCCACATACTGGCAATATCAGTGACGAAGTAAGTTCGTTAGTGCCCAAGGATAGAAATATCATACTGCACTCCAAGGATAATAGCTTAGATACACCTTGGCCAGGAAAAGTAAAGTAAAAAGGATCACAGCTCTGAGGGACACCTCATCTGTGATGTTGTTGTTGGTGGCTGAATATCAACAACAACAGCTTGGACAACCATAACCGCGTGGATTGGCAACAATCAAAATCCGCATCTTCAAGCAGGGAATTAGGCACGCCGCCCGCTGCTCTGGGACAGAGCAAAGATGTATTCAGCATGGCTGAGCAACTCACATGATGCTCTGCGACCCATGATTTTTCCGGGTCGGGAAAATCATGGCATCACAATCTACATGAGTGCTTGTTAAACTCATCATTATTGATTATAAAAAACAAGAATAATAACATGCGTCAGCATGTTATTATTCAGTGGTTGTGCTTGTCACAACCACTTAAATCCTTAAACCTGGTTGTAAAGCCCATTACATGCTTCCTGAGTTCTTATTGGGATTCATGGCTTTATAATGATCTTCAATTACTTTAATCATAGTTCGCCGTTGATTGGCAGTCAACAACCAAGCATCGTTGTAATTCAATCCGCCGTTCATGTAATAAACCAAACTGGCAATGTCTCGTTCAATGGTAGTTACGTTTTTGTTCATGCCCCCAAGCATTTCCTGGATCAGCTCTGGATCACAGCTTAGGAGCGTTTGACGAAAAAACTTATGGGATCATAACTCACAGTTTCCTGCCACATGTGATTGCATTTGTTACATTCCACGTCGAGATTTTTATTGGGACCGCATTTGTTAAGTTGATCCACTGCGGAAATGATTGCTTCTGCTTGTGCTCGTGACGCTGACTGCAACCATTCTGTGATATATTCAGGATTATCAACTGTCTCACCCGAATCCAGGATTTTAATATGCGATATGCTGGCACTAACCAAAGCCACAGTTAGTTGTGCAATATTATCCACTGCTTGTGCCATGACTTGTGCTTTTTGTAAATCGTTGCTTTCGGGATTTAAAGTTTCCCACTGACGTATGGCACGTTCTTCATGATATTCGCGCTGTATAAAAATGCCGCGTTGCCGGAAATCATAGGGTTTCACATGCACTTCCAGTGTTTGATCTAATATTACACAACCGTCTTGATGGTCAATCATGGTTTGACCGTCTAAAATAGGCTGGCATTGCAAGTCCCAGCTACATTCATTGCCACATTGTGGGCAAACTCTGTTGATTTCCATGGTGCCATCGCCACTTGCTACTTTCATGCCCAGAAAAATAGCTTCCAAGTCGGGGGTCACCAGGGCATTGATGTTATGTACGTCAGGAACACAGTTGGCAATGACTTTTTTCAGTGCTTCACCGTTCAGCATGGCGTCCGGGGTATTAAGCAAAACATCGTCTCGGGCAGTCATGCCATATATGGCAAGTTCATTGTCTGCTGTTAAAGTAATGTCCTGTGGTTTATACCACCGCCCTTGACTGGGCAATGTTATATACACTTGTGGTTTTCTAAAGTAAGGTTGCAGGGGATTCATAAGGGAAAAGCATCCATAAATATTAAAAATATTTATCATGCTGAAACTAGGTAGATCTATAAAATGTCAGGAACTTTAGGTGGGCAAGATAAGCCACTATATGTAAAAATGGGGGATGACTCCTGGGCCAAGGATTCTACCTTAAACAAAATCTTTAATGCCCTGCCGAAAAGATGGCGTGAGGCAACTGAGGAACAAACTCAAGCCACTAAAGTTCAGACCAAAGCCACAGAGGAAGGCAATAAAGGTCAAAAAACGCTCTCTGAAAAATTTGAGAAAATGCCCTGGCAACTCAAAGGGGCTATAAGTCAAGTTTTGACTACAGGACTAGGACCCGGAGGATCAGTTTTTGGACAACTAAGTCAAGCTAGTAAAGGACTAAGTCAGCAGTTGAGTTCAACTGCTCCTGAATGGCAAAAAACAATTACATATTTGAATAAATTTTCCCTAGGTTTGAGCCTTGCCAAAATGGCTGTGGACAAAATGTTTGAAGTGGACAAAATTTTCACAGATATATATGGCAGTGGGGTGAGACTGGAAGGAGGCCTACAGGGTTTAATCACCAGCAGCAGTCTAGCTGGTATGACTTTGCAAGATTTTGGCAGTTTGATGACCAAAAACAGCACAACTATAGCAGCTCTTAGTGGTCGTGGTGTTCCCCGATTAATAGAAAGTTTCCAAAAAGCCACATCTAGTGGTGGCGAATTTATCATGAGTTTGCAGGAAAATGCCGAAACATTCCTGCAAACAGCAGAAATCTATCAACAGTCGGGTATTACTGCAAGTTTGACTAATGATCAGTTAGTTGGAAGCAGCAGAAGGTTCATTGGCGAGATTACCAAAGCCAGTGAAGCAACAGGTATGTCAAGAAAATCTCTCTTGGATTTTGTTGGCAGTCTTACCAAGACTGGTGGATCGTTTTTGTTACTGAGTACAATGACTGACAAGGCCAGAGAAAACTTTGTTAATGCCAGCGCTCAACTTGCAAAGTTTGGACAAGCTGGCGGCAAGTTACTGTATGACAACATCCAAAAGTATATTGCCGGTGGTGGGACTTTTGGCCTGCTAGATGACAGCATGCTTAAACTTGTTGCAACAGTTCCTGGACTTGGTAACAGTTTCCAGAATCTGGCTGAATCGTTCCAAAAAGATGGCAAAATGACTGATGAAGCCTTGAATGATTTTGCCAAGACACTAGTGGGAGCGCCCAAGGCTCTTAGGCAGCAGCTTTTAGCTGCCATGCCAGAAGTTGCTGGTGTTTTAGGAGATTTAATACAAAATGCCGAAAGAGTAGCACAACAAGAAAAAGATCGTCACGAACGCATTCTTAAAGAAGAAAGGGAAACTGGTGTTAGTTATGCCATTATAAAGAAGCGTTACGAAGATCAAGATAGGATGGAAAAAGAGGAGCTTCAACGTCGCAAAGGCATCATGACTGAATATGAAAGCAGCATGAACCAGTTCAATAACGAATTAACACGAGTTTATACAAGCCTAGCTGAGGGACTTACTCCAGTTTTGAAAATAGTATCAACAGCGGTTGGTGGACTAGCAGATGTCATGCTGCGTGTTAACCAGTTTATTACTTCTTTTCTTCCTACAGCAGACAAAGACAAAACAGGTTTAATAGCTAGCTTACTACCTACCAAAAGTGGTCCTGATGCGACTAGTGGGGCGGGAGGTTTACTAGGCATGGCCGGTATGGCCACAGCAGGGTATCTCGCATATCGTGGAACACGCTCGCTTATTGGTGGTGTGCGGTCGCGTTTTGGTCGCAAAGGTATTCCCAGTGAGGCACCACTTATTCCCGGCATGGATAAAGGTATGACTGCAAGCGATCCTTTGTTTGTGTCTATTGTAGGACCAGCCGGTTTACCTAGTGCAGCACCGGGTATCCCGGGAATGGGGGGCGGTGGTGGACCAGCAGGAGCAGCTGGACGAGGAGGCAGATTGGGCAGCATGTTGGGCGGGGCAGGAAGATTGCTGGGTCGTGCGTTTGGCCCCTTGGCAATAGGCATGAGTTTATTTGATGCGTTTCAAGGTTTTACTGCCGATCCCAGTGCAGGTTTTGGTGGAAAACTCCTGAATGCTGGTAGCAGCGCCTTAAGCGGTTTGAGCTTTGGTCTATTAGGATCAAGTCCTGCAGATATTGCTGCACGAGCAGGTGCTGGAGGGCAACGAAATCCCGAACAAGCTGCTGGTCAAATGAGTGTTCTTGAGCAAATCGACAACATGTTGGCAAACCGTCAGGGCCTTAACGTGCAATACACAGAAACTGGCCAAGCTTTGAGAGATTTCAGCACAGGATATCGCGAGCTTATCAGTGCTGTGAGCTTGCCTGCTGCTGGCGATTTGTCCAGCGTACAGAGATTGTTGGCACTTGCCAGTCAACCCCGAGCCAGTGCTGTAACTCCAGCTGAATATGGAGCAGAAAACTGGCAAACCGACGTTAAAAGAACTTGGATATCCATCAAAGAGTTAAATGAGGTCATGGTGGGTTTGTTGTCGCGCATAGCTGGAAGTATGGATTCCATGGTATCTGCTAGTCCTGTACAAGGTGCTGGCATGCCTCCGGGATAAATTTCACATGCCTGGTTTCCTTGATAAATATCAGGTAACAATCAGGATATAGAATGTCTTCTTGGAAAAAATACTTCAGTGCTGCGCCTACTACTGTGCGAACTAGTCGTGAAACCACTGGTTCGGGAGCAGGACAAGGCGGAACAAGTGGAAAATACAGTAGCTTTCTGCCGGAAGTTTATAGCGGTGCGCCCAACCGAGTTGAGCGTTATATACAATATGAACAAATGGATTTAGATAGCGAGATCAGCAAAGCTCTTGATGTAATTAGTGATTTTTCCACACAGAACTTTGAAAACGACAGCGATCCCTTTGACATAGTTTATCATGATGAGTTAACAGACACAGAAATCAGCCTGTTAAAAGACAGCTTGCGACAATGGTGCAGTTTAAACAAATGGCAACAACGTCTGTGGCGTGCTTTTAGAAATGTCATCAAGTATGGTGATCAAATTTACATTCGTGATCCAGAAACTTTTGAGCTTATTTGGGTTGATCCCACCAAAGTGGAAAAAATCATAGTAAACGAAAACCGCGGCAAGGACATTGAGCAATATGTTATTCGTGATATAGATCTAAACTTGCAAAGTTTAGTTGCTACCAGCATGTTGGTTCATGATCAATATAGCTTTCCCGGCGGATATCCCCGCAGCAGCAATCCTGCTGCTGGTGCAGGCACAGTGAACTATGGTGTAGCTAGTAGTCCCGGCAGTAGAAACTCACGTTTCAACTTACCAGAAAACAACTATGCGATTGATGCCACACATGTGATACATCTTAGTTTGAGTGAAGGCATGGACAGCCAATGGCCTTTTGGCACTAGTATCCTGGAGAGCATCTACAAGGTTTACAAACAAAAAGACCTCTTGGAAGATAGCATTATTATCTATCGTATTGTTAGAGCACCCGAGCGCAGAATATTTTATATTGATGTTGGTAATCTCAGCGGACCTCGTGCCATGCAATACGTGGAGAGAATAAAAAATGAAATCTATCAGCGCAGAATACCCAATAGAACAGGTGGTGGACAAAGCATTTTAGATGCGGCTTATAGTCCCATTGCCATTAACGAAGATTTTTTCCTAGCACAAAATGCCGAGGGAAAAGGCAGCCGAATTGATACTTTGCCGGGCGGTGAAAATCTTGGTCAGATTGACGATTTAAAATATTTCAACAACAAAATGATACGCGGCTTGGGTATTCCCAGCAGCTACTTGCCCACAGGCCCCGAGGATGGCACCACTGTATTCAGTGATGGCAAAATTGGCACCGCATTTGTCCAGGAATATCGCTTTACCAAGTATTGCCAGCGATTGCAAAACCTAGTCGCCCCTGTTTTAGACAGAGAGTTCAAACTGTTTTTAAAACATCGTGGTATAGAAATATCCAGCAACTTGTTTGATTTGCAGTTTTGGGAACCTCAAAGCTTTAGTGATTATCGCCGCATGCAAAAAGAAAGCGAGCAAATCAACTTGTTTACCAGCATCATGGGAAGCGAAGCCAATCGTTATATCAGCAAAAGATACGCCTTGATGCGTTATCTGGGCTGGACTGAAGAAGATGTTATTGAAAATGAACGCAGATTCCGGGAAGAAAACGCTGACCGAGTAAAAGAAAAAACCGGACAAGCACCAAGTGATGAAACAAACATGGATTTGGCAAGTGTGGGTATTAGAGATACCTCGGGTCTAGAGGAACCTGCATTGCCGGGTGGTGAAGAGCTAGCACCTCCCGAAGCCGCCCCGCCTGCAGGTGAACCTGCCGCCGCCCCAGCCCCAACAGAAGCACCAGGAGTATAACCATGCAAGCACAGGAAATTGGTTACACAGACGTCAGTCAAGATCAATACAGTCAGAGACAGCTTGATGACAGCAGAAAGCCCAAAATTACATTGGCACATTTAAATCGCTTGAAGAAAATGCGTGCTGCAAGAGATTTGGAAACTCTAATGAAACAAGATCTCTTGCAGTTGATGTATGGCGCTCCGCAAGAGCAACAAGGAGGCCTGGGTATCTAACATGGTTTACAACATCTATATTGCTGGCACTGGTAATGTCAGTCTGCCAGACAGCAAGCTTAATACTACTTTTACCAGTTTGGCGTTGCCAGGAAGAAATACCAGTAACTACGGGCTAAGTTTAAATCAAAACCTTGTTAATCTCCTGCAAAACTTTGCCAGTATCAATGCACCAGCTCATGCTGTTCAAGGACAGCTTTGGTATGAAACCAGCACACAAGAACTCAAGATTTATTCTGGCAGCAGCTGGAGTTCTATTACACCCAGCAGTGACAGCAACGCTGGCAGTCACAGTGTTGCTATTCCTGTTGGTGCTACAAACTATTATATTACTGTGTTGTTAAGCAATGCTCAAGTGGTAGCGGCTTTTAGTGAGATTGTTTTTTCACCTGCTCTGTTACCAGCAGTAATAGAAATTGGCAGCCTGCAATATGCATTCAGCAGCAGATTTCCCACTGGTCTAATCCAGGGTTTGACCATGGCCACAGAAGCTGGCAACTTGTTTGCCATGCAAGGCCGTGCCAGTTCAGCAGACGTTTTATCCACACCTCGCGCTATTAGTATATCTGGTGATGCGCAGGGCACTGCTATATTTGATGGCAGTCAAAATATCAATATTGCTGTGACTTTTGGCAACATCAATGTAGCTGGAACTTACAACAAGGTAGTTGTAGACAACGGTGGGCGAGTTATTGCTGGCAATGTTAATTTAGGAAATGTAGACATTACAACAGCACTGGGATATACGCCACTGGCCAGCGTGAGTTTGTCAGGAGATGCCAGCGTGTCCACTGCGGTAACTGACGGCACAAATGTGGATCTCACAGTAAATCTTGCAAACAGCGGTGTTACAGCAGGTACCTACAATAGTGTTACTGTAAATGCCAAAGGCATAGTCACACAAGGACAGATTAGTTTGGACATGCCGCTTTACGGCATAATCATGTGGCCGCAAAGTTATCCTGTTCCCAGCAACTTTAGAGTTTGCAATGGGCAGTCAGCAACAGGTCCCGACGGGCAGACTATTACTACACCAGATTTAAGAACCTTTACCCTGGGTTCTACTACATTTATCATGAGAATTAGTTAAAAATCACTGTTTTACCGTGATTTTTGTCACCATAGTGTAAATATCGTTGAGTCTGTAAGCTTTTTAACAAGGAGCAAGAAATGAGTAAAACTAAGTTAGAGAAGGTATTAGAACACCTTCTCAATAATCAAGAAGGTCAAGCAAAAGCCCTTTTGCATCAAATCTTTATTGAAAAAGCTCGTGCTATTCATGAAGAACTAATGACGCAAGAAGATGAAGACATGATGGAAATTCATGGCAGCGGCGACCAAGGTGACGACTTCATGCATAATGTTGAAGAAATGTCTGATGATATTTCCGATGACGACGCGGAGATTGAGTTCGAAGAAGTCATGAGTGAAGAAGAAGACGAAGTCATGGACATGGACATGGAAACTGAAGTTGGTGATGAACCAAGTGATGACATGGAATCCATGGACGACATGGAAATGGATAGTGCTGAACCCCACAGTGCCAGCGGCGAACTAAGTGGCATGGAAAAGGGTATTGATGCATTAACAAAAGCTCTAGAAGAACTAGAAGCTGAATTCCAACGCCTGCAAGCTGAAGGTGGAGAAGAACAGGATGATCAAGGCGAAGATGACGATCTAGAAATGGATCAAGACATGGACGTCATGGATCAACCAGAAGGTGAAGAAGAGGAAGAGGAAGAAGAAGTTGAGGAAGTGGAAGAAGATTGGGATGCGCTAAGTGAGGCCGTGAGTCTAGACGTAGTGGATCAAAATCCCATGCAATCTCAAAAGACACCAGGAGAAGTTGGTAGCGGCAAGTTTGCTAGCGACGTGGGTGCTCGTGCCAAAAGTCCTGTTCCTGCCAGCCAAAGAGAACGCATGGGTGCAAAGCCAGTTGATCCCACAAAAGGTGGACATCACTCTGGATACAACCGTGAATCTGCTCCCAGCAGCGCCACACTAAAGCATACTCAAGGTGACAATCGTCGTAAAAAGGCAACTGATCACATGAGTCAAGTTAGCAAAGAAGGTGCAAGTGGTGCAATGCTAAACAAAAGCACAGAGGGCAACAAAAAAAGTCCGCTAACTCGCGCCCCTGCAAAATAAACTTTAAACAGTTTATTTTTACCAAACGGCTGCTGCAAAGCAGCCGTTTTTCTTTGTGAAAATCAAAATATAAAGAAATCACCCCAAAATACAGGAAAATCTGGCTATTTTATAAGGGTTTAGACCCTGCTTACTAAATATCTCTGACAAGAAAATGTCCGAGGATAAAAATGGCTAGTGCTCTGCTAATAGAACATCTTACTTATGAACGAGCTGCTGCGGAAGTCCTGACTGAAACAGACGGCAACGGTCAAACCAAAAACATGTATATGAAAGGAATCTTCATAGAAGGTTCCCGCAGAAACCAAAATGGCAGAGTGTATCCTGCCAATGAAATACGTCGAGCAGTAGAACAAATCAAAGAACAGATTCGCAAAAACAACAGTGTTTTAGGCGAATGTGATCATCCTCAAGAACTACAGATTCATTTAGATCGTGTCAGCCACAAAATAACAGACATGTGGATGGACGGAGATAACGGTATAGGCAAGTTGCAGATCCTACCAACACCAGTTGGTAATATCGTAAAAACTCTACTTGATTGTGGATGCAAACTTGGTGTTAGCAGCCGCGGCAGTGGCAACGTTGATGACAGTGGCACAGTAAGTGATTTCGACATGCTTACTGTGGACATTGTCGCCAACCCCAGTGCGCCCAATGCATACCCTACACCTGTTTATGAACAAATAATGAATCGCAGACATGGATATCGGACTCTGGATCTAGCAGAAAGCGTCAGGCACGACCCCAAGGCACAAAAGCACTTGAAAAAAGCCCTGCTCAGCTGGATTGATGATCTGAAACTTTAAAAGGAGCGACCGTCCAATGGAAACTACATTGAAAGATCTCCTAGAGAACACGGCATTGGGTGATGAACTCAAGGCCACTCTCCAAGAGGCTTTTGAAAACAAAATTCGCAGCATGGAGACTCGTCTCCATGAGGACTACGCTGCTCGTTATCAAAATGACAAAGCAGTGTTAGTTGAAGCCATGGACAAGATGTTGAATGACACAATTCGCAGCGAACTCAGTGAGTTTGCTGAAGATCGTGCAAAGTTCAAAACTGCAACAAAAACCGCCAACAAACGTTATCATGCTCGTTTGCGTGAGCACATGAAGTCCATAAATGGTTTTATTGCACGTCAACTCAATGAAGAGCTGACTGAATTTGTAAAAGATCGCCGTCAACTAAAAGTTCAACGTCAACAAATGGCAAAAGAACTTGAGAACATTCGGGAAAACACCAGCTTGGAATACAGTCAACGTGTTCGCAAACTGGAAGAATTCATTCTCAAACAACTAAGTGAGGAAATAGCTGAATTCCACGCTGACAAGAAAGCACTTGTAGAACAACGTGTTAAACTTGCACAGCAAGGACGTCAACGTATTGAAGAAACTCGTGCTCAGTTTATTAACCGAGCCAAAAATCTTGTGGAAAACACTCTAAATACTGTGATTCGTGATGAACTCAGTCAATGGCGTGATGATATCAAAGTTGCAAGAGAAAACAACTTTGGACGCAAGATCTTTGAAGCATATACTGCTGAGTATATGAACAGCTACCTAGCTGAACATAGTGAAGTGCGCAAGCTAAATCGTCAACTTACTGAAACCAACAGTCGTTTAGACGCTGCTCTACGTCAAGTAGACCGTCAAAAGCAATCACAGACTCGTTTGGTGGAAGACGCACAAGCTCGAATAAAGACTGCTGAAGACCGCGCCCAGCGTTTGGAAATCATGCAGGACATCATGGCACCTTTGGGTCGTGAAAAGCGAGAAGTGATGGAAGATTTGTTAAAAGGTATTCGCACACAAAACCTGCGCGAAGCATTTAACAGATATCTACCCACTGTCATGCAGGGTAATGTTGCTCCTGCTGGTCGTGGCAAACAAGCCCTTGCTGAAAGTCAAGAAAAGCGAGCAGTGGTAACAGGCAACAGAACCAACAAACTTGCAGAATCAGTATCAGAAGAAACTCAGGCTGACCTGGGCCAAATTCTGTATCTGGCAGGTATTCATAGAGAATAAGGAGAACTATTAAAATGAGTAAAAATCTCTTTGAGACACACTGGGCAGCTACAAAACAGGCCCTATGCGAAGGTCTCAGTGGCAACCGCAAGAAGGTCATGGACGTAGTCCTTGACAACACCAAGCGCGAGCTAAACAAAATGAGTGGCATTTTGTTCGAAACTGCCTCTCCTGGTAGCACCAGCGCCGGTAACATTGCAACCCTGAACAAGGTTATTTTGCCTGTTATCCGTCGTGTAAT